GGATATAGATCAGTATCCATTAGATCACAATAAACTAGTTGATAAACTAGCAGAACTCAAAGTACCATGTATCGTGTGCCGTAGTAAAAGTGGGGGTGCACACATATTCTTTTTCTTTACAAAGTGGATGGAAGCGGCAGACTTCAGAGACAAAGCTGCCGAGATAGCTGCGGCACTTGGTCATGGTCGTTGCGAGATATTCCCGAAGCAAGAGCAAGTATTGGTAGAGCGAGGAGATGTGGGGAACTTCATCAATCTACCATACTTTGATGCAGAAAAGACTTTGAGGTTTGCATATTGGAAAGATGGTCGTGTATATGTAGAAGCTACCCTTCAAGAATTTATAGATAGAATACACAAAATAAAATGTGATCCGAATAAGTTTATGGAACTATCTGTCGGTGGCAAACCAAACTTATACCCAGGCTATGTTCCGTGTCTTAAATCTTTGCTTACCATGGGGATCTTTGAAGGTGGCAGAAACAAAGCTGCTTTTCAACTCGGTGTTTTTTTGCAGAAGTCTGCACCTAATAATTGGAAGTCGCAGTTGGAAGAAATAAATGTAAAACGATTTACACCACCACTACCAGCATCAGAGATAGTTACAATACAGAATACATTAGAAAAGAAAGAGTATCAGTATATATGTAAAGAAGAACCCATGTCATCACATTGTAATCAAAGTGTATGTCGTGGTTTGAAACATGGTATTGGCACAACATCTATGCCTGCAATCAGTGGCTTGTCAGTTATATTATCAGAGCCTCGTCTGTGGTTCTTGGATATAGATGGCAGAAGATTAGAGCTAACTACAGAGGAACTACAAGCACCAAGACTATTTCAAAGAGCATGTATGGAGCAGTTAAACTTCATGCCACCAAAGATGAAGGATGGAGATTGGGAAGTACAAGTTAACATGTTGCTTGAGAACTGCAATGAGATAGCAGTGCCACAAGAACTGACATATAAGGGACAGTTCTTATCGTATCTCGAACTGTTTTGCACAGGTCGAGTACAAGCACAGAGTTTTGAAGAAGTTGTGTTGGGTAAACCATATACAGATGTAGAAGAATCAAGGACATACTTTAGATTAGATTCGTTGATGGAGTTCTTGAGAAACAGAAAGTTTGATAACTATACGAGAGCACAAGTCCAAGAAAGATTGAAAGAAGTAAACAACGGAGATAGTTCTGTTGTGAAAAAATTTCAAACATCACAAGGTAAATGGAAGAATGTCAGAGTCTGGTGGATACCAGAGTTTGGAGCAGAAGTAGAAATCAAACCGATAACAATCGAAGAAGAGGAGGTTCCGTTCTGATGGAAATGCTGGTGGCTTTTTGTGTAATTTTTGTTGAGCAATGTAGATACAAAGGTGGAGATGCTTTGTGTAGTTTCTGGGAACCTGGGGTCGTATACAAAACGAGGCAAGAATGTGTTGAGGGTAAGAAATTAATAGAAGAATACCTACAAGAAGAACTGTGGAGACTATACCCAGAGGCGGTAAAAATAGATGCAAAGGGAGTATGTGGCGATGTCGATTGATTTTGAAAAATATAAAAACCCACCGACAGAATATTTGAAAGATGGTAAAGAGGTTACAATCTTTGGACCACCTGGAACAGGTAAAACCACAACTTTAATTAAATTAGTTGAAAGTAAATTGGGATCTTATGTCCAACCTTGGAAGATAGGGTTTATGTCTTTTAGTAGAAAAGCTGCAACGGAAGCAAAGACTAGAGCATTAAAAGATATAGAAGGTTTAGACTCAAAAGATCTAATTTATTTTAGAACTTTACATTCTCTTGCTTTCAGTTGGCTTGGACTAAGCACATCAGAAGTTATGTCGGGTCGTGACTACAACGAGTTAGGTAAACTTGTAGGTTTAGATTTTAGAACCACACAAACAGTGAGTATGGAAGAAGGTCCACTCTTTAATGTTGGTGCTGGTGGCGATAAATATATGTCACTAATACAGTATGCTAGAGTGAAACAAGTTGATCTCATAGAAGAGTTTCATAGGGGTTGGGATCAAAGTTTAAACAAACAACAACTATTAGTATTAGATAAGGCTTTCAAAGATTATAAAAAAGCGAAGGGTAAACTCGATTTTATTGATATGATAGAAAAGTTTATTTGGCAAGGAACGTCTCCCGACTTTGATTTACTTATTATAGATGAAGCACAAGACTTAGCTCCACTACAGTGGAAGATGGTTAAGGATGTTCTTGTTCCAAACTCAAACAAAGTTTACTACGCTGGAGATGATGACCAGGCGATATATTCTTGGATGGGTGTTGATGTAAATAATTTTCTTAATGCTAGTGAAACTAAATATGTATTAAGTAAATCATATCGTGTTCCAGAACATCCGTTTGCTTTTGCTGAAGGATTAACCGATCAAATCACGAAACGAGAAAATAAATCGTGGAACCCAACAAAAGAAAAGGGACTTGTTACATGGCATAATGACATTCTTGATGTTGATATGACAGAGGGCGAGTGGTTGATTCTTACAAGAACTAACTATATCGCCAACAAAGTCTGTCAGAAATTAAGAGAAGAAGGTTATGTATTCTGGAGAGAAGGAGAGGGTTGGTCTGTATCTGTCAACGTACTAGTGGCTATAGAAGTGTGGTTAAAGTTACAGAGAGGAGCATCAGTGCCTGCCGATTTATTAAAACCTTTTTCAAAACTGATTAATCCGAAATACATAACAAGATCGGGTCGAAAGTTAATGTATTCTTTAGCAGATGTTAATAG